CCGCCGCCGCCGCCTCCAGCAGAGGCTGTTGATGTCGCTGGACAACAGCAAGTTATGAAAGATAGTCGCAAGCGTCGCACTGGAGCGAAGCAAGCGTGGCTAACTAGAGGTCAGACATTGGGCGGCGGGACTCAACTGAAATGATGGACACTAGAAACCTATTCAAGCTGTACGGTGATGCCAAGGAGAGTTCGGAGCGCAACAACTTCGAGAGCTTGTGGCAGGATGCAACCGAGTGGTGTAATCCTAAAGCCGATTCGGTCCAGAAGAAGCATGTTGCTGGAGAGCGAAAGAGTGAGCGTCGTTTGATTGACGTTGGAATTAAGGCTCGTCGCATGTTTACGGCTGGCATGATGAGTCATATGTTCCCTAGCGGACAGAACTGGCTTCGTATTGTCACAGAAGATCGTGAGGTTATGAACAATGACAATGCCGCTCGTGCCTTGAATAGTGCTACGGCCAAATTCATCGAAGACATCAACACCTCAAATTTCTATCTTGAGATGGGGCAGAGCGTCGGCAACTTCGGCGATATTGGTAATGCGTGTATTTACACAGAACTTTACGAAGGATCGCTCAACTTTCGATCACATTACATCGACAGTTTCTATGTTCGACAGAATTATCGTGAAGAAATTGATACGGTTTTTCGCAGCTTCACACTAACGGCTCGTCAGGCCAAGCAACAGTTTGGCGATGAGGCTCCAGAGCGCGTAAAGCAGTGCGATGACAAGAAAGGCGGAACCGAATTCAGCTTTGTTCACATCGTCATGCCGCGATCGGACTACGAGAAAGGCACCGTAAACAAAGAGAAGAAGCCTATCGCCTCCTATTACATCTGCGAGCAAGACAAAGAGTGGGTTAAGGAGAGCGGATTTGACGAGATGCCTTATGCGGTCGGGCGCTTTTATAAAACAAACTACGAGATTTACGGTCGGTCTCCAGCTATTGAGGTGAGCAGAACTCTACCGATGATCAATAGCATGGAACTGACCCGTATTCGATCAGCGGAACGGGTTAGTAGCCCCCCGTGGCTAGCTCCTAATGACGGAAGCGTTCGTCGCATCAGCAACGATCAGGGTTCGATTATCTATTGGAACCCGAACAACCCAAACTCAAAGCCTGAGCAACTCATTGCCCAAGATAATCCGATGGTCAATGATGAGATGATTCAGCGCAAAGAGCAGGAAATTCTGGATGCATTCTATGTTCCGTTGTTCAATCCGTTGCACGACAAGCAGAACATGACAGCGTTCGAGAGTGGTCAGCGCATTGACTTGTCGTTGCAGTTCCTGAACCCAGCCGTCAATCGCATTGAGCGAGAGTTTGTGAAGCCCGTGTTGCAGAGAGCGTTTATGCTTCTGCTTCGTAGCGGTCGATTCGAAGAGCTTCAGATTCCTGAGCTGTCTGAGGCCGATATTGATTTTGAGCTAGTTGGCAAGGCGAGCTTGGCCACTAAGCAAATTGAGATGTTTGGCTCGATGAATGCCTTGGAGCAGATTGGAATGGTCGGTCAGGTGAAGCCAGAGGTTTGGGACTTGATTAATCAGGATGAGTTTGCGCGACTAGCACTTGAAGTTGGCATGGCTCCGAATCGTATCAGCAATTCCAAAGAGGATGTTGAGCAGGTTCGCGCAATCAGAAAACAGCAGGAAGCACAAGATCGACAGGCTCAAATGACGGCTCTAGCGGCTGAAGCGGCAAGCAAAGGGAATAAGAAACCCGAAGAGGGTAGCCCGACAGCAGAAATAATGGAGCAAATGGCATAAGAAACGGAGGAGGAACCGTGGATATTATAGATAGTGTTACGTACCGATGGGAAGGCTCTCAGGATGCCGAGGTTATTAGGCAAGCCTACAACGAGGTTTTTGACGCAGAGAGTCAAGACGCTCGCACAGTTATGAAGCACCTGCTTGGAATGTGCCGATGGGAAGACGAGAGCGAAACAAATGACCCAATCATCGCGGCAGTAATTGAAAGCCGTAGAAGCATTATCAGAAACATCAAGAAGCAGTTGAACATGAAGCCGATTAACCTTGAGGAGGAAGAGGTATGAGTGAAGAAAACAATGAAGTAGTGGAAGAGAATACTGAAGCAGTGGCGACAGATGCCGTTGAAAGCGAAGGGACAACTACTGCTGAGGTGGTTACGTCATCAGAGGAGCTTGCCTTCTCAGACAAGTTCGTTGATTCTATCTCGAATGAAGAGCTGAAAAGTAACAAACTCTGGGAACGACTCAAGGGCAAGGATGCCGACGAATTTGCCAAGTACATCACGGAGCTTCAGAGCTACAACGGACGCAAGGGTGACATCCCAAAAGAGGACGCAACACCTGAAGAGTGGGCCGAGTTCTACGGCAAGTTGGGTCGACCAGAAAGCATTGAAGGCTATGACTTCTCGCTGAATAAAGAGTTTACCGATTTGGTTGGCGAAGAGAATACGCCGTACTACCAGACGATGGTGGATGGATTTAAAGAGCAAGCATTCGAGCTCGGGCTTAGTGCAGAGAAGGCAAGCGGGTTGGTTGAGTGGTATTTGGATAAAACAGCAACCGATATCAATGGCGTTACTGAGATTTCGTCTAAACAAGCGGAAGACAACAAAGCCGCGCTAGACAAAGAGTGGGGAGATAGTCGTCCTGCAATTGAGGGGGCTGTTCATGCTCTGCTTTCTCAGAAGGGTGCAGATATTGAAGCTCTAAAAGCGTCAGGCATTCTGTCCGACCCAGCAATTGCTATTCCGCTGGGCAAGATTGCTAGCGATTTGGGCGACGATCCAGAAATTGGACATCACATGACCAACACAATGACTGGACTTCAAGACCAACTCAGCGAAGCTCGTAGCGAAGTTATGGAATATATGAAGCGCGGAGAGCATCCTCCAGCGCATGTTAAGCAGAGATTTAACGATCTTCAGGTAAAACTTGGAGATAACTTATAACAGTTCTTGACTCTATTGAGATTTTGTCTCATTAATATTTTCAGAGAGGAGGGGCAACCTTCAGAAGCTTGGAGCCCCCTCGAATATCTCTGAGGTCTTAGCCAGACTCAAAACGGTAGGAATGGCCCCTCCTTAGAGGACAACCCAGCCGAATATAGGGAGTAGCATGACGTTGCTCGTTTGTTTAGTTAGGAGTCCAACTACAAGGAGATAAAAATGGCCTCGCAAAATATTAGTACCGCATTTGTAAAGCAATACGGCTCAACGCTGGATATGCTTTTGGAATTGAAGGGTGGACAGTTTGAGGGTAAATGCCTCACTGATTCCATCACTGGTGAGGAGAAATACTACGATCAGCTCGGCTCTGTGTTCGCACAGGAAGTGATTGACCGTTATGGTGACTCACCTGAAAACGACATCACCCACGCTCGCCGTCGTGTAATTGCGACACCGTACGACGTTGGTTTGATGCTCGACCGTTTTGATAAAGTTCAGATGCTGGTTGATCCCGAAGCGGAATACACTCAGCGTATGGCATCTGCTCTTAACCGCAAGAAGACAATTGAGTTCTTCAAAGGTACTCTTGGTACAGCATACAGCGGCAAAGGCGGAGCAACAGCTAACGAGCTGGACTTTGTCAACAACGCCGTTGCATCTAGCGTTGGTTCTACAGGCGCAACAGGAATGAATGTAGCCAAGCTCCGTGCCGCTCGTCAGCTTCTGCTTGAGAACAACGTCGATCTTGATGATCCGATGAACAAGGCGTACGTTGCAATGGGTCCGCAGGAGCAGATGGAGCTTTTGGCTTCCGAAGCGGTCACTTCTGCTGACTATAACACGATTCGCGCATTGGTTCATGGTGAAGTGACCAGCTTCATGGGCTTTGAGTTCGTATTCTCCAACCAGATTCCGTATGTAAATACAGCGGGTACAGCTTATCAGCTGAACTGGAACGCCTCCGATCTGCCTGTAGATGTCGACAGCACCGACGTTGTTGGTTGTTTCGCATGGGTGAAGAGTGCGGTTCGTCAGGCAACTAATCCTGACTTGTCCACAGACATCGAGCGTCGCGGCGATAAGCGTTTCAACTGGTACGCTTACTCCTGCCTTCGCTCTGGTGCAGTTCGCATGGAAGACGAAAAAGTTATTCCGATCCTGTGTGACCGTTCACCTGCATAAGTTATAACCAATCGGGGCTACGGCCCCAATTTTAAAGGAGAGTATTATGGCTACGTTTAAAAGCGCAGAAGTTACAGCAAAAGAAGCATCAGCAGGGGAAAAGTATCAGAACCTCGCTCATGTCAAAACCGCAGAGTTCAACTGGACTACTACCACGGAAACTACATCTGATGTTGTAGAACTGGTTCAGTTGCCTAACGGCTCAAGTGTTGTTGGTTACGCAATCAATGATGCTGGCTCGGGATTCACCGACATCGACCTTGGAACCACTTCTGGTGGCGCAGAGATCGCAACTGGTTTGGATATTAGCGGGAATCAAGTTGACGCAATGGTTGCACCCGTTGCAGTTACCGAAACTATCTGGCTGTCACCTGACGCTGGAACAGTTTCGGCGGCTAAACTCGTTAAAGGTGTAATCTTCTACATCTAAGTGAATCTGGGGCATGGCAACGTTCTTTTTCCTCCCGTTGCCTGTAAGCCCCCGCCTTTTTGGAGAATGTCATGGGACTAAGTAAGATTGATGTATGCAACCAAGCACTCCTTAAGGTCGGAGCTGACGTAATTGAATCACTTGATACGGACGTTAATAGCGAAGAGGGGACGGTAGAAGGTGCGCTGTTATGCAACGTATTCTTTGACCAAGCATTAGATGAGGTGTTACGCCTCTACCAATGGAACAGTTGCACGAAGCGCGACATTCCAGTTAAGTTGACAGCCGATCCAGTCTTTGGTTACACCAATGCGTTTCAGTTGCCAAATGATTTTGTTCGCCTCATTCGCGCTACAGATAACCCCGACTACTGGGTTGATGATATTGAATGGGTTCTGGAAGATGGAAAAATTCTCTGCGACTACGATCAGATTTATATTCGGTACATTGCCCGGCCTCAGAACGTCGGAGATTTGGATGCGCTCGCGACACAGGCTCTAATTTGCAATTTGGCTATAAAGCTTGCGGTTCCACTACAGCAAAGCAATGACGTAGCTACTCGCATCACAAACGAGCTTAATAATATCGTCTTGCCACAAGCACGAGCGATTGATACCTTTGAGAACATGGAAGTACAGCTCCCTGAGAGCCAATGGGTTACAGCTAGAAAATATACATACTAGGAGGAAAATATGAACCTGAAAGAATGGGCAGAGCAAGAGGGCATTACAATTACAGAAGCAAAAGAGCGCACGGGTCTTACGCACTGGAATCAGACGATGCCTGAATCATGCGATGAGATTGAAGAGGTTGCTGAGACGGACTCATTTGTTGATGGTCGAGCTGGAACAGTTATTAACTGGAAGGCTAAAGAAGAACAAGTAGCTGAAGAGGTTAATCCTGTTGCCGACATGAAAGCAGTGATGGCTAAATCCCAAGAAGTTATGAAGACGCTGATGAAGGATGGCGTCACGGTTGAGCAAGCACTTGGCGGAATCAGGCTTATCGGCAAGAAGTGCAAGTATTTTGATATTAAAGACGTTTTGGAGACGCTTGTGTAATGGCAATCAACTACCTATCTGGCTTTAATACGGGGGAGCTGTCCGAGAAGATGAACGGACGGACAGACCTTGACGTCTATCGCAATGGGTGTCGCCGTTTGGAGAACTTCTATGCACTGCCGCAAGGCGGGGTTGAGCGTAGAACGGGGACGCGCTATATTGCGCAGACCAAGAATAACTCCAAAGCTAGATTGGTTCCGTTTTCTTTTTCAGCCGCCCAGAGCTATGCTGTTGAATTTGGCGAGCAGTATGCACGGTTCTACGATAAGGACGGCACAGTCGCCTCAGACGTAGTTACGCCCTACTCCGTAGATAATGTCCGCGATTTGCAATATGCACAACGCTACGATCTGCTGTTTTTGGTCAATGGCGTAGACCCAGTGCAGAAGCTCAGTCGCACGACCATATCGCCAACCTTCACCTTCGAGGAGCTTGAGTGGGAATATCCGCCGATGCTGGAAGAGAATGATACGGATGTTACCATAACTCCCTCTGGCACAACGGGTTCTGTTACATTGACGGCAAGTGCGGATACATTTGTATCTGATCATGTTGGCTCTTATTGGCGCATACGGCACGAGCGCACGGCGGCACAGCAGAGCATTACGGGTAGCCTTGGCTCCACGGGTGCTGGGGCTAGCATCGACCTATCTTTTTCAGACTGGAAGTTGACAACTGGTGGGACATGGAATGGCCTTGTTGAGTTGCAGAAGAGTACGGATGGTGGCTCTACTTGGGATAAGCTTGCTATCGTAGGCGACACTACAGGAGTAACTGCCCGTAACTTTCAGGCTAACTCCGAGATGCCAGAAGATAAGAACACATTGCTCCGTATATATTTTACAAGATCGATCGGAACCTTGGAATACAACCTGTATGCAGAGTCTCCGTATATCGAGGGGCTGGCTAAGGTTACTGCATATTCGTCTGCAACGTCCGTAACGGCAGACGTTATAAACACGCTTGCCTCAACGGATGCAACCAAGTTCTGGACTGAGGGTGCGTTCTCTGATTATCGAGGCCACCCACGAACTGTTTTGTTCCACGAAGACCGCTTATGGTTCTGTGGTACTGATTACGAGCCTGCCACAATTTATGCATCAGTTAGTGGGGATTATTTCAACTTCTTGCAAGGGACATTGGCTGACTCCTCTATCCGTCGTGTACCAGAATCACCAGAGCCTGCCGAATGGATGGCATCGAAGAAGCAAATCTTCCTTGGCACGGCTGGAGGGGCGATGACTATTCAGAGCGTGGACGACCGCGAGAATATTAATGTTGATACCATTAGCACTCCAAGCCAGAGCGAGTATGGGGCTGACTACATTCAGGCCGTACGTACAAATGACGTTGTTGTGTATGTTCAGAAGAATGGGCGCAAGTTACGCGAAATGATTTACAACTGGGAAGAAGAGAACTTCCGCTCAAATGACCTAACAATTCTTTCTGAGCAAATTACCGAAAGTGGTATTGTTGAGAATTTTTTGCAAAAGCAACCCGACCAAATCATTCATGGGATTAAGGCCGACGGCGATATTGCCGCACTTACATATGAGCGCCCTCAAGAGGTCGTAGGATGGGGGCGCATTACAACGGATGGGGACTTTATCAGCGGCTGTGCGCTACCCTCGACAGAAGGCGAGGATGAAGTGTTTGTCTGTGTCTTGAGAAACGGCGAGTACAACATTGAGGTGTTCGAGCCTCGTGCAGATTTGGAATGGTATGTAGATGGTGGCATTAAAACGTCCCTGATAGCGTCTCAGGGCCTCACAGGTATTAGCAAGGTAGTGAATAAGATTGAGGTAACAAAAGCCGCTCACGGGCTTTCTGATGGCTTTATCGTGCGCTTCCTTGACGTTGGCGGCATGACCGAGCTCAACGAAATGGTTTACACTGTCGCAGATGCTACGGCCTCCACATTCACTTTGAAGAGCGAGGATGGGTCGGTTTATGTGGATGGAACGAGTTATGGTGACTGGACGAGTGGTGGCACGTTTGCGCAAGTCACGAATAGTGTGTCTGGGTTGTCCCATCTCGATGGCATGGGAGTGCAAGTTGTTGGGGACGGGTCGTTTATTGAAACTACCACGGTAGCGTCTGGGGTTGCGAGCTTTGATGAATGGGCTACTGAGATTATTATCGGGTGTCCGTATGAGTCGATTCTTCAGCCAATGCCACTTGAGCCACAGCTTGGCGACCGCTTGAGCAATAGCAGGAAGAAGGCTGTGAGCAAGTGCTCGTTCAAGGTTTACAAGACGAAGGGTGCGCAGATTGGGCCAGAGAACAAGCGCAAGGCTCCATTAATTGCGCGCACCACGTCTGATACGGCTGGATCACCAATCGCCGTGGAGACCGGAGAGCACCGCCTCTTCATTGCGAACGGGTGGAAAAGAGAGAAGGTAATTGAAATATCACAGAACCTGCCCTACCCTTTAAGTGTTTTAAGCATGGCGGTATGGGTTGAAGTGGAGGGTGGATAATGGTTGATGTGATAACAACTGGAAATGAGCTTGCGACAAATTTAGATACACGGCAAACGATTGCCAAGATCGAGGGGCACTTGACTAAGTGTCCTGATGCTATATTCGGGGACGCAGAGATTTGTCCGCTGACGCATTCGTTCGCAGATGGGTGTTATGTGCGAGAAATATTTATTCCTGCTGGCATGTTGCTAACTGGAAAGATCCATCGCCACTCTCACCCAAACTTCCTGATGAAGGGCAAGGTTGCTGTTCTGACAGAATCTGGAGGACTTGAGAATATTGAAGCCCCATGCTATATGATCAGCCCAGCCGGAACAAAGAGGGCCGTCTATACGCACACAGACTGTGTATGGATCACAGTTCATGTGACAGACAAGCAGAACCTTGAAGAGATTGAAGAGGAAATTATTGCCCCGTCCTACGACGACGAGGGGCTTAATGCCAAACAGATTGAGGCACTGGAGAGATTATGTCTTGGATAGCGGTAGGAGTTACTGTTGTGTCGGGAGCGACTGCGGCATACACACAATATGAATCGGGCAAGGCTCAAAAAGCAATGGCAGACTACAATGCAAAGATTGCAGAGAACGAAGCTCTTGCTCGTCAACAGGCCATCGAGGCTGAGTCGCGTCAACTTGCTAAGGGCCAGCGAGCCATGAAGGCAAAACAAAGAGTTTCCGTTGGTATGCGTGGCGGCTTGCAGGAAGGAACCGACTTATTAGCCCTAGCAGAACAAAGCGAGCAGATGCAACTAGACCAGCTTGAACTCCAGCGTCAGCAGGACATTGCTGGTATTCGCGGAGCAAGTGAGGCGGCTATGTCACGTTATCAGGGCAAGCAAGCGGCAAGTAGTTTGAAGTGGATCTCTGCTGGTATTCATGGCGGAGCACAAGGCTATCAACTCGGAAGTCAATTCGGTGGCGGAGGAAAGAGCAGTGGCGGAGGAAAGAGCGGTGGTGGAGGTGGCAAATAATGAAGCTACCTAAATACACAAGACAGGTTGGAACAAGTTCAGAAACGGGTGCTGTTCGTGGTGATGTTGGCAGTGCTGGTCAGGAGTGGCGAGCGATTGGGCAGATTGCTGGTCAGGTCACTGGGCTGGCTACGGATGTGATGAAGACCCGCAACGCTCTTGAGGCTAGGCGCGAAGAGGCACAACGCACAAGACTTCGTGATAAGGCCGAGGGGGAGATTGGTGTTCTGATGACACAGTACCGCGACTCCGCCTCAACAAGAAAAGATTTTGATAAGATGGGCGCAAAGGATGACCCAGAGGGCTACAACCTTCAGGAGCAGGTTAACAAGATTTTGTCATCCGATGAGTACACCTCTCGTCCAGACCTGCGTGACGAGCTTTTGATGGATGCTGGGTTTGGCATCGAAAAGGCTAAGTCAAACATTGCGAAGATTGGAACTGAGAGATTGCAGGATGCTACCAACGCCACCAATGAAACACTTGCGCAGACAAGAATTGGCCTTGGTGATGAAGCGGGGATGGTCGAAGTATATGAGCGTACTCGCGGAAAGACCCGTACGGATGCAGAGGTTGATGAGGCAATAGCAAAGGGCAAGGTCGCAATCGACAACACAAAGTCAGACCGCGCAATTCTGGCAAACCCAGTTCAGGCCAAAGAAGATTTGAAGAATCAGCTCGAGGGCAAGTCTAGCACATACCCAAACCTTTCACGCAAGAAGTTGAAGGCACAGATTAATTATGCTGATGCCACATATAATGAGCAGACGCTTGCGACATCGACCGATATGTGGGACAGATTTAATGCCATCAAACAAGGGCGCGGAAAGGGAGATTCATTTGACGCACTGAGCAAAGACCTTGAGACGGCAGATATAGGCGACAAGATTAAGCCGAAGGATTACGCATCATTGCGCGAGTCGATTGACAATCCGTATGGAGAGGTTAAGTCATTGCCAGCAGATGAGCTACAGAGGATTTATTCTGAGGTAGCGGCCTATGATCCAGATACCGATCCTAAGTTCTCTCGTCGCTCCGAGCTATGGTCTAAGATTAACCAGCTCCCCGACAGAGACAGAGGCGTTGTTGCAGGAATAATGAAGGGTGTTGAGAAGGGGGAGCCAGTCAGTCCGTATTACGATGACCTTAACCGCATGGTTGCCATTGACACAAGGCCCGATATCTTTGGTGAGCAGAAAGTGTCAACGGAGCTTGGCACAAAAGCACAGCGCGAATACTCAAAGTATTTGCAGGCCAACCCAACGGATTTTGATGGAGCACAAAAGCTATACAAAGAAATCATTGCTGTCGATATTGAGAAGTATAATGCCAATTACTTCCGAAAGAAGTATTCATACGGGCAAGACGGAGGAAAGGTTGTCATGATTGATCCAAAAGGAAATACACTGATGGTGCCAGCTGGTAAGGTTGAGGAACTGATTAAACTTGGAGCTAAACGCAAATGAGCAACCCCTTTGAGCAATACAAGGTAGACGAATTTGCAGAATATCGAGTTGAGACACCGGACAAGACGAAGGTGTTTTCCGACTTCAATAAGTTCGATGAGGACTCCGAGGCCCTGAAACCTGACAGCAAGGACACACTATATGAGGGAAAGGTTGCTTCATACCTATCCGCTCTGGGCGGCGGAGAAGTGCGCCCAGATGAGGTCGCCTCTATCGGTAAGGACTACATCGCAGATAAGCAAGCCGTGCCTTCGCAGATGCACTCTCGCATTCTTGGTGATGTTGTTGTAATTGATGATCTGAGCGACACAACCGCCGCAATACAATCCATTTTCGATGACTACCAGAAAGACACTGGCATTGAGCTAGTTCCTGTCAAAACAACCGAACAGCCAGAAGAAGCCGCTCGCCTTGAGGCAGAGATGGAAGAGGTTATGGCTACGCCAGAGGAAACTGTGCGCGAGTCCCTTGAAGAGGCTCCGCTTGGTCGATACTCATATAGTTTGGCTAAGTCGTTTTTGCCGCAATGGTTAGAAACAGAGCTTGATGATGTGAAGCTATCAGAAGCGGACAGCGCAATGGATTACGTGCAGGATATTGGCGGATCAATACACGGAACAGTCGCTTCATTCTATCTCGCAAACAAAATAATTGGTGGAGCTGGCGGGGTACAGGCTATTCCAAAGGTCGGCAATATGCTCAATCAGGTAGCTACTAAGTCGCCCAGAGCCGCACGTATGCTCGAACGCTCACTCAACTCATTTGCCGCGATTGCAGGAACGTCTCAGATTAAGTCCGACTCAACAGATGTGAAAGAACGCATTAAGATGCTTGGTGCCGACGCGCTCGTGTCTGCCACGTTCCCGATTGCTGATGAGATTGCGTTGATTGAAAAGGCTGGCAGAGGAGCGTTGCCTCTAGCGGCATCATCTGTATTTGCCATTGGTGCATCCGGAGAAGATAAGACAATTGAAGAGCGCATAATTGGCGGAACATCTCTTGCTCTTATGTGGGGCATTGGTCATAGACAGAGCTATAAGCAGTCACGTCAGATGGCAAAGGATTTGGCTAAGGCGAATGGTGTTTCCAATCCCGAGCAGTTTGTCTCGGACATTGAAAAATCTATGGGCAAGAAAGAGATTATGCGTGGCGCAGAGCGTGTGCGCGATATGATCCGCAAGGCTGAAGCCATTCGTGCTGTTGGTGAATCAGCTACCGAAAAAGCGGCAAGTGGCCTTGAACTTACGCTTGGCGAGAAGGTTGCTGTAGCAAAACTTAATGCGACCGAAAAGGTGGCAATGGCTCGTGCAGGAATGTCTGCCCCGATTGCTGGCGACAGGGCTATGGTTCAGGCTGACAAGACGTTTGAGCTTGCAAAGCAGGAAGCGAAGGCGGTTGATGTTGAAGCCGATAAGGTTATTATTCCCCCGCTGGATATTGAGCCAAGTCCAGAGGTTCTGGCAGAGGTTGAGGCCAAAATCCTGCAAGACGCAGAAGTTTTTGAAACACCGCTGGACGAAACTGTTGCTAACCTACAGACAGCCTCGACCAATCCTGAGATGAACTTAGAGGAGTCTGCCGATCGCCTGCCGACTCTATGGGCTCCACCGGAAGATTTCGCTCAGTTAGACATTAGCACCCCCGCTGGCGACAAGGCTATGAAGCAAGCCCTACACCACATGACAAGAGCCACAGAGAACGTGGCTGGCTTCTTTAGACGCTTTGGTCGTCAGTACGTCTCAGACTCAGAGTTGGCACAGAAGCTCGAAGATAGCTACCATGAGATAGCGGCTTCACCGCACAAGGGCATTCTGGAAATTCACGACGAGATGAAGAAGTTTCCGCGTATGGCTCCAAAGATTAAGGCCGATTTATCTGTAGCACTGGAAGCCAATGACCCGTCTCTCGTAAGTACAGAGCATCTGCCGTTGTTCAGAAAGGCACAAGAGTTGATGCAGAAGGTTGAGGCTATGCAGGTTGAGGCAGGCGTGTTGACTCAAACATTTGAAGAGGCTCATGCCGAACGCATCGAGAACATTGACAGACAAATTGCGCAAACTTCTGGCAATAAGCGCACAGAGCTAATTGCGGAGAAGCGTCGCCTGTCTGAGATTAAACAGTATATGCCTCACGGGGTTGTGGCTCGCAGAGTAATTGACAACAAGTTACACGAATCCCCTGTTGGCGCAAAGAAGTCGTTTGGCAAGAAGCTGTCTCAGTTCCATAAGACGCGAAAAGGAACGCACTCTCTGAAGCAATATCTTGAGCAAGGTATTATCAGCGAAAGCGATCTGGATGTCACTAAAATGCTTATGTCTGCCTATGCGGACGCCTATCACAAGATTGGGGTGAAATCACTGATTGAGTGGGGTAAAGAGTCGGGCCACATCGTTCCAGAGGGCGAGGAGGTCAGCGGCGATGAATGGGTTGGAGAGGCAGATATGCACCCGGTCGCTCGCATTGGTGGCGTAACTGGAATGAAGATGTCACGGCTATTCGCGCAGGGGCTTGAGGAGCTTGCTGGTGCCAACAAGATTTCATATAACTGGTTTGATAAGATGCTTGGCGCAGTTAAGGTTGGTCAGTTCGTGAACCCGAGCGTAATCTTCCGTCATAACATTTCTCAGGCCGTCATGGGTGGAAGTCTCAATCTCAACCCCAAGTCTCTAGCAAAGCACTCAAGAGATGCGCTGATTGCGGTCTCTACAAAAAACGATATGTGGCGCGAGTTTGATAAGCATGGCTTGTATCAGAAGACTGACCTTCCAACGAAGCAGAACATTGATCAGATGATGCAACAGTATGCGGACAAGTCCACTCTGTATATGGAAAATGAAGGAATCTCGACAGCCGTAAACGTGGCATCATCTATATTCGGCCTGACACCAGAAGAGGGGAAGCAGTTACTTAAAGACAAGGAGTTTGCAAAGTTGTTTGAGCAAGCATTTCTTACCGCCCCTCGCATGATCGGCAACATCACATTTGCTGGCGATGAGGTTCAGAGAACGGTTTCTGCTCTCACGCTAATGGATAAGGGATACTCTGCCGAAGAAGCCGCTAAAGAGGCCGCCTCAATACATGGTGCATATTCTAATGTCGGCACGCCATACAAGAATATTATGCGTCGTGCGGCATTCGTATATTCATTCCGCTTCTTGATGCCGTGGAAATATCAAGTTAGACCGTGGATAGATTTGGCCGATTATGCCTATAAAAAGGCCACTGGGAAGAAGACCAATGGCAAGAAAGCAAAGGCCGCAGGATGGGTAATGGCTACTACAACGGTTCTGCCGTTTTTGTATGATGCTTATATGAAGTCAGAGGGATGGGAGATGGATCAGCAAGAGCGCGAGTCTGGATTCAGGAAGTTTGCTGACAAAATGTCTCTTGATGTTCCGATTGGCAACGAGAAGACAGCGAAGCTCGCACCAAACTGGGCACCTACATGGCGTTACTCAAAGACGATACAGACACCAGACGGCGAAAAGAAGCTGACTCGCGTTGTTGGGACACCGAACGTGACCTTTACTCGTGCAGGAGTAAGGGCAACAAAAGCTATGCCTGAGAATATTAAGAACGAAGCGGCACAGGGCATTATTGATGCAATGTGGGCAGAGGCGCACCCGCTTTACAAAATAACTGCATCATTTATGGAGAATGAACCGCTTGAATTCGGCGGTCTTCCTCCTCGCGGAATTGATGGCAATGACTGGGTTGGCGGAGTTAAGCATTTGGTCAACGCAACATTTAGAGCCTATGGCGCACTTGCCGAAATGGAGAAGGCTAACCTTGTTGAGAAGGGCGAGAAAGAACGGCTTCTTGATGAGCACCTGACAACAATGGAGAAGTTTTTGGGCTGGGGTGCATTTGACTACATCTCAAACACGGACGACAAGAAAGCTGTTGGCAATTACTTTGAGCTTCGAGATAATCTCAAGCAGGCCAAATGGCAGATTGATAGGGCGGAGTCATTAACCGAAGCAGAGAAGAAGGAAGCAATGAACGAATTAAAAGCAAAAACAAAGGACTCTTTGCGCAGAATAAAGGAAAGCAGATAAGGCTCTTGACAGTAACGCTAATGAGATGCAATCTAAACAACGTAAATGGTGAGGTACGGTAATGAGTTTGAGTAACGAGCAGAATTTTGAGAAGTATAGCCCTTCGGTTCCGACAACGGAGTTTGACTGGGGAATTCCGTATTTTGATAACACTGATGTTGCGGTAGACGTTGAAGCCTCTGACGGTGTAATTACATCGCTTACGCTGAACGCCTCAACCAATGGTTTCACTGTAGCGGCAACCAACGGCGACAAGCGACTTGGCGCAACCATCACAACCACAGAGGCTTACGACGATGGCGACAACATCACAATCAGTCGTCAGGTTCCTTATACGCAAGAGTATGACCTGAAGAACGGGCAGGCAATTAATGCCACAAACCTGAACAAGGCCTTCGACCGCACGGTTGCACAGAGCCAGCAGATTGTTGAGCAGGTGGGCAGACAGCTTGAGCACCCGATTACAGACCAAGATGGCTTGAGCTATGAGGCTCCTGCTGTTGTTGATCGTGCAAGCAAAGCGGCTGGCTGGGACGCTAGTGGTAATGTTGTGGCTCTCAACCTCGCCTCCTCTGGCACTATAGCTGGTGACGGGACCAAGGGCATTGATGTCACGAACAACATCATCTCCGCAAAGGTGGATGGCGCTGGTATTGACTTTGATCTGAATGGTGAAATGGTGATTAAGGACGGCGGAGTTATAACGGACAAGCTTGGCAACGCCTCTGTGACAACAGAAAAAATCCTTGATGAAAACATCACTACGGCAACAATTGCTGACTCTAACGTAACATTCCCGAAGGTGGATTTTGTCATTGACGACGACACAATGGCGACGGCTACAGATACGAACGTGCCTACGAGCGAAAGCGTTAAGGCTTATGTTGATAGCGCACCAAACTTCTCGCCAAGTTCTTATGCTGGTGAAGAGAGCGTGACTTTGCCGAACGGCTTGATTATGAAGTTTGGCTCAAGTGCGGCGATTAGCGCGGACTCTTCTGGTTCCGTTACATTCGGAACAGCCTTTCCAGCCGCATTACTTAACGTGGTGATAACAAAAAATCAGGTTCTTCTTACCGGTGGAACTGGCGAGGTGACAGTTGACACGCTTGAAACAACTGGCTTTTCGTTGCATAATGGACAGGACAATACGGGCATTTTCTTTTGGCAAGCTATAGGATATTAACATAAAAAGAAGAGGTATGGTATGGGTGAAGTGAAGACAGCAGAAGACAGATATCAGAACAAACTCCCGTTCAGTCATTTGAACACGGCGGGTTATCAGAACATTACAACAGCAACTGTGTTCAACGCCAACTACGATCAGCATGTTCGCATTACGCCGACAACGGCAGATGCTTGGGTTGAAGTTTCTGGGGCAACCTTTACGCCCACAGCGAGCAATGGTGTATTAATCCCGTTTGGTGGGGTTGAGTCTACAATCATCCGCAAGGGTGAATACATTGGAGCTACGGCAGAAATTAACGTGGTGCCTTACGGAGAGCTGTAATGAGCGTATGGGGCAGATATGGCTATTACGGTAGGTATGGCCTCATGGGTAATGGAGGTGGCGTTCTCGCCAGTCCCGCAAGGGAAGACCTCCTCCAGTGGTCTCTCAGGCTCCCATATGTCGAAGGACAGTATGGTAAATCTAGCTCGACTGATGCTGTTCCCGCTGGCCTCAATGGAGCCGTCAACTGGGTTAATTCTGGCACAACTCAAGGCGGTGAAATTGTTTGGTATGACGAATCAAGCACATACGCCTATTGGTATGATGGTGCAGAGTGGCTGATTAGCGCGGTTGCTGATGTTGGTGGTACACCTACGGACTATTTCAAGTTACAGGACTATCCGTTAACCATTGAGGTTAGCGGAATTGTTGGTGGTAGCGGAACGTACGAATATTCTGGGACAGAGAACGGGAAAGGAAGATGGAACAACGGAGACTTCGG